CCATAATACTTGACCCTTTCTTACATTTGAAGAATCTGATAGACCTAAACCTGTTAAGGCTTGTGTTCCTGTATTATTGTTTCTTAATTGAACATTAAATGCAAAATTATTATCATTAGTTATAACTGATAAAGGATTTGTAAAAACGGCATCTGTTGAGTTTATTCTAAATCTTTCAGTACCTCCAAATTTAGTACTTGCATCAGTATTAAATATTATACTATTATTTTGTACTGAAAATGTTAATCCATTTCCTGTACCTTTATTAACTCCAACCCAACCTTGATTTGCACCTGTACCTGCACTCTGTATTTGAATTGCAGTACCTACTCCATTTGCAGTTGCACTTGTTGTATATAAGTCTAATGTTTCAGCTGGATTAATTGTTCCTATTCCTACGTTTGTATCTTTTGCAGTTAATACATCTTGATATATTTCGTTACCTGTAACAGTTGCTAAACTTATTCTTGCAGAGTTATAAGAATTAGTATCAAATCTTGAATAAATCCTACCACTTGAATAAGTATCATTTGTAGCATCTCCAGAATTAGAATAAAATGCAATAAATCCTGATGCAGTATTACCAGCCGTAATTGGTCTATTTTCTATCTTTAAAGCTAAATAATCTCCGTTATCAACTCTATTAACTACTATTGAATTATTAGATGTTATTCTACTAAAAAAAGTTGCTGCTCCAGTAGAGGCAGCTATTCTTAATATATACATTGCGGCTGCCGAACTATATAATCCTAAGTTCTTATCATCTACTGCATCTGTATCTACAATTAAACCCCATTCTTGATTTGCATTTCTATTTTGCATACTAATAGCATATCCACTAGCTGCACCTTGATTAAAGTTTCCTCTTTGAGCCGTTAAACTACCTGTAAAACTTGCAGTTGTTCCATTTAAAGCACCTGTTAAAGTTCCACCTGTTAAAGGCAAATAACCACTTAAATCAGTTGTATAATTAGGAATATTTAAAGTTGCACCAACTAAAGTAGCTGCTCCGCTTGTACCTGTTGTTGTTAATGTAATAGCGTTTTGCTTGTTATTAAACGTACTCCAATCAGTTAAACTTAACTTGCCAGTATTTGCAGCCGAAGCCACAGGTAGGTTAAAAGTATGTGTAGCCGTAACACTTGATATGTTAAAGTCCGTTCCACTTGTTCCTGTACCAAAGAATTGTACTTGTCTTGTAAGGTTATTTAAAGAAATTAATCCTTTTGAGAAAGTAGTTACCACTTGACACAAATGATTATTCTCTGTGTGTAAAGTAACTGTTCTACCATCTACGTTTACATAGATTCTAATCGCTATTCTATCTGTTACAGTTAATACACTTTGAGCAACTGGTACTGCAAAGTAGTAAGGATTAATAACAGTTCCTTGATTAATATATTCTGGAACTCCAACGCTTGTACCTATTAAAGTAAAAGTTGTGCCGTCATATTTATAAACCTCTGCATAAGTAAAAGGATTACCTGTGTTGTTATTTACGCTAAAATAGAACTCACAATTAAAGTTACCAGCAGGTACTTCTAATAAAGCTGGGTCATTAGCATCAGTTATATAACTTGCTATGTAACCATTAGCCGAAATAGTAATATCAGTTCCAGCACCACTTATAGGTGTTTTGCCTAATTGTCTATAAGCAACCCCTCCTATCGTACCTTGACTTACACTTGAGTTAAGATAATAAGAAACCGAACTACCTCCACCTGTTGATGTTGGAAAGTCAGCTAAAGTACCATCCCCTCGTACATATTGAGAAGCATCTCCATCTAAAGCAGTTACTACACCACTATTAGCCACTACTGGACCTTGTATATCCCTTATTTTTGCTTCTCCCGTTACTTGTAATTGACTCATAATATTTTATTGAAATAATCCTCTAATATATTCCCCTGCTGCTAATGCTCTACCAAATGTAAGAACCCCTGTCGCACTCACAAACTTAACATCATCCCCAGTTGGAACTCCTGTTGTTAAAATGTTTTGCGCATCCACACCACCTCTTGAAACGTACAAACAAGCATATCCAATCGTGTCCGCAAATGTAATAGATGTTTCGCCACCACTTGCCGTGTAACCTTTAGTCTTAACAGGGTTTGAACCTACGATAATTACACCTGCTGGGTCAACCTCTGTTCCTGTTGTATTGTACGCTCCAGTACCTTGTAAAGTAATGTTGTAAGTAGCCACATCCTTATAAGGTGCGTTTATTGATAAACTTGTTATATTACAAATTCCGTTAATAATAGTTAAACCATCAACGCCATTATCCACCACAAATTTAATCTCTATAGGTTCTCTTGTTAATTGCTTATCTAACATAAACAAATAAGAAAAGCCACTTAAAGTAATCAACCCATCACAGGTTACATTCCAAGTAGCTACATCGTTTTTATATTCTCTAAACCAAGCACTTGATTGACTTGTTACCTCTTTTTGATCTACGCTTACATTAAAAGCACAATTTGTACTACACGCAAAAGCGACATCCACCTCTGGGTCTACATCGGTTCTATGCCAATATAACATTACGTTCTTTCCAATTACTGCTGCCATATTACAAATTTAACCATTAATTATAATTAATTCCATCTACTGTGTAAATAGTTGTTATTGTACTCTCTATTGCCACATTAGATATGTCTAAAACTGTTGATTGTATTTCCCCCTTAACTATGTCAATAGTCATATTTCCAGTCATATAATACTTTTCAGATACGTTTATTTGAGCAGGGTCAGTATCGTCAAACTTAATTATCGACCCACCTGAAAATGTACCTTCCTCATTTTCCACACCAAATATATTAGAATCAATGTTTACTAAGTTTCTTCTATAAGCATTTATGTACTCTTTCATGATTAATTGTGATAAACCTTGAAATATACCAACACGATTAAATTTATACCAACCTGATGCAACCGCAAATACACTATTAGATAATACCAAAATATTGCCTATTGCTAAATTATTAACATTTCTATCAATGCCATCTCCTGAATAAACAGGATAACCAAAAGGTAAATCTAATTCTAATGTATATTGATTATCAGCAGTTAATATAGATGTTGTTCTAATACTTGATATTGGAGAGTTAAAAGTTAAAATAAAATCCCCCACAGTTATAGAACTAGAACAACTTGGACTATCAAATAATTCTATTGATAAAGATAATGTTCCACCAATAGGCAATGGGGGAGTAGTGATTGTAAATTTATTAGTAACATTTTCATCAACTTCATCAATTAAATAATGATTGTCAAATGGAGCAACAGTAGCGTCTTGCCAAATTTTGTTTACGTTAAGATAGTAACTTGGCGCAAACATTCCCGCACCTGTTATTTGTATCTTAAATCTACCTCTTTTTTTAGCTACTTCTTGATTAAAGAAAGTAACTGAAAAATCAATAGTATCATTTTCAAGACCTGACATACTAACTGCAGCTAAATTAGTGTAACCTGATGCTCCGCCACCATTATTCCCAGTTGTTATTTGGAATTGATTACTTGACTCGTTTGCTCTTACTATTAAAATAACACTACCTCCACTTACCTGTGTGAAATAAGTCCAACCAACAGGGAAGCCAGAAGATAATACTTTTAAATTGCTATTAACAATGTAATTCGCAGCATATTCTAATCTATAATCTTGTACGAAATTATTGTACCCCTTTTTAAATATCTTTAGTTGGGAGTTATCTACGAAATATAAACCAGTTGTATTGCCATTAAACGCTTCAACTGTTGTAACTATTGATGCAAGTCCAGCAGTTGAGTAAGTACCATTTGCTAAATACTCTGTATAATAATAACTATCGGAAGCCATCTCATTGATAGCTACAATATTCCACTTATTATTGGCTTGATATATTCTACAACCAAAAGACTTAATTATCTTAGTTAATACCTCTAAACAAGTTTCATAAGTACCATCATTATTTAAAAAATAATTATGTCTTAAGAAACCTTGATTAAATGGATCATTTGCAATATTTGCAGTTCTATTGCTCATATTTGATGAGTAGTAAGAACAAGCCGTGTATATGTTTAAACCTGTTTCAAATCCTATTTGATTAAGAGCAGTAACAAAGAAATCTAATATCTTAGTAGGAGTAAAATTAGAAACTATATTAGTTTCAACAAATGGATAAGGAAAATAATCTAATATCCCTAAACCATCAATGGCATCAAAAGATAATTCCTTTCTGCCTGTTGAAAAAGAGTATTGAACATTATCACTTAAAGCCCATCCAGTCCACTTTACTACTCCGTCAATCTTTAATTTTACTAAATACTTTCTATCGTTTAGACTTACAAAGTTTGGTAAATTATTTTGGTCATCCGTTACATCCATAACAACAGATAATTGACTCGCATAAATTGGCTCGTAAATATCATCTGATCTTGGGATATATTGCAACTGAACACTTACTCCATCATAATCTATTACACTAGCAACCGCTTCATCAATATACATTTCAACTACTGATGTAGTATCACTTAGAGTTGCGCTTGTTATTCTATATTTTAAATTATATGCCATAGTTATACACCTCTCCTTAGATTTAAAGCAGAATTTGAACGCTGCATTGCTAATACTAAATCATTTCCTCGTAATACAAATTGACCATTTTGACCTCCACTTGTGCCATTCATTGAACCAGCATTAAATGAAGATTGCATTATATTCCCAAGTTTGCTTAATGGTAACACCGCCTCGCTTTCACTTCCTTCTCCAATCATTGCTAATGTTGGACCAGTTGCAATTCCCCCATCTGCCAACCCAAGTAAATTTTTAAATATCCCAAAAAATCCTTTGCCACCACTAGCAGTAGAACCGCCCGGCAATAAAGACATAATACCAGCAAATATTGCAGCTTGAACAACCATAGCTGCCATTTGTTGCAATAACCTGTTAAACATATCTCCTAATGCTTGTGTAGAACTTTCCCCTTGCTGCATTGCATTAAACATATCGTACAAAGCACTTGTTACAGTTGATGATATTGTATGAGCAAATTGTTCATAATCTTTTGATAAATCTTTTAAATCCTTTTTTTCTTTAGCTATGTTTTTTTGCGCTAAATTTTCTTTATATTTTGTCCATCCTGTTAGCCATGTAAGATAATCTTGATGTTGCTTTTCTAAATCTTTTATTGCAGTATCTCCACCAATAACTTCTTCTAATGGAGTTAATAAATTATTTGTATTATTTATTTGACGAATTAAATCCTGAGCTTGTTTTAATGATAATGTTTTATCTGTTTTACCTGCTTTAGGTGCATTATATTCGTTTGGTACTTTTACATTCTTTGATAATTCAACTATATCTTGAAATATCTTTTTTCTTCTATCTAATAATCCATTTAATTCAGTTTCTTCAGTTCTTTGTTTGATAGTTTCAGTTAATCCTTGTTGTCTTAATTCAACATCTGTTTTTCTTGTATTTGCACTATCTTTTAAAACTTTACCTGTTGCAGCAATATCTTTAGCTTCTTGAGTTAAAGTTAAACCTTGCTTTTTAAGTATTTCTTCAGTTACTTGCTCTAATTCCTTTTGCTTAATTTTAAGAGTTATTAAAGAACTTAAATTAGCAATATATGTATCATACGCTAAATTTAATCCTTCTACCGCTCCTTTTTCAAGTATTAAACCATTAAATATCTCTGGGTTTATTTTCTTTAACGCCTCTAATGCTTTTACTTTTCTATTTCTTGTTTCATTCTCATTTTGCAATACTGCAACTAAACTAGAAACTTGTGTTACCTCTTGTGCAGTTGATGAATATATTTGGTCAAGAGCATCTTTTTGCTCTTTAATTCTATCAGTATTTTCTTTTGTTTTTTCTGCTGCTGCTTTTTGCGCTGCACTTGATTGGAATAACTTATCTCCAAATGTTACTAATAAAGAAGATGCAACACCTAAAGCAAGACCAATACCTGCTGGACCAATTAAACCTTGTGCCATTTGTTTCAATGCAGCACCAGAACTTCCAGCACTAACTTGTAATCTTTGGAACGATTCTAATAATGGGTTTAAGTTATTCGCAATACCTATAAATCCATAAGGAGCATCTTGGGCAACTCTTGATAAGTTTGATAAAGCATTTGTAGTTTGTCCGCTAACATTACCAAAATTTTGCATTTCTGTTTTTAAGCCCTTAGAAGTCTTAATAAAGTTTTGCAAATTTGCTGCTGCTTCAGCAGTATCAGCGGTTATAGTCAGTTTTAACGTTTCTTGTGCCATTTTATTAGTTTACTCCATATAACTTTAATGTTCTTTCCAACTGCTCATTGGTTATATATTTCTTTTCTTCTCGTTGTTCATTCACATTATCAAGTTCTGGTATACTCCAAAATGATTTTATACTTTTTGGACTTTTCTCGGTTGTGTTACTTAAGTATATAATATAGGCGAGGTTTCTTGTCCTCGCCCATTCATTTAACTCGTTTCTTTCCTTTCCCATCACAATAATGGAAAAATCCTTCCAAGTCATATCCCAAAATTCATTTGGTCTTATACCACATTCAGCAGCCTTAACTAATACATCATCCCAATTTAGCTTTATTAGGCTTTTTTTTTTCATCTTCTTTAGGCTTTCCTTGCACTGAAATTACTGTTGTTTGTACAACATATTTCATATAATCTACAAGTTGACCTTCAGTATTGAATATTGATCCTAATTCATCAATCCAATCGCAAGCATCTGCCTCGCTATAAATTATTTCATCCTTATTTGAAACACAAGCAGATTTATAACCTATATATACCAACTTAATGATATTGTCTAAATCAAATTGCGATTCACCTAATAAAGTGAAATATTTATCTATGGTTATATCTTTAGCATTGCAAAATTCTCGCATTGCCCAAGTTCCCCATTTTAATTGAATTGTTTTGTTGTTGGTTTTTAGTTGATACATAGTTTTTTATTTATTATACTTGTTCAGTTTGTGCAATAGGAGGTACGCTTACTACGAAAGTTGCAGTAAACTTAACATCATCCTTATCGTCAGCAGTTACACCGAAATCGCTAATAAATACTAAAGAACCAGCACCACCATAATAAACATCACCTGCTACTGGAGTTGCTTTACCCATCTTAATAGCAAACAAAGTCTTTGCAGCGTGAGCAGCATATAATTGTTGGTAGCTATCTTTAGAAGGAGTACCTGTTTCATCAATCGCAAAACCTTCACACTCAAAAGATTGAGAGAAAGAAGGTGCTGGAGTGTACTCATTGCCACACTTAGAAGTTGCATCTATTGTGTCATTAGTTGATGTTAATGAGTTAGTAGTCAAACAAGCAACTGGCTTGAATGTTCCGTCATTGTTTATGTCAGCTAAGAGAATATAATCTCTGGCGCTTACTTTTGTTTCTGGCATTTTATTTAATTTTAAATTTGTGTTATTATTATGTTATAAGTTATCAATACTCTAAAAACGTTATCTAAAGGGTTTAAGCCATCTAAATTCCTTATACTTTCTACACTTAAACTTGATGCACCAAACCCATTTGATAGGGTTATTGTTGTATCCGAGTTTATATCTTCTAAAATCAAATCGCTTATAGCTTCAGCACGTTTATAACCAAAGTTAGCATTTTTTGTAATAATATCAACTACGATGCTAATACTATTTGTATAACCTGCTTTGCCTTGATCTTGACTTGATGTTCTACCTGTCATAACAATATACTCATCACCAGCACCTTCAGGAGCAAAACCATCGTAAACGACCAATCCACTTGCACTTGTCAAGTTGGTAAAAAACCACTTTTTTATTTCTATATTAGGATTTAGCATCTAACAATTTTTTTAATCTTTGTATTAATTTTGGCTTTTCTACTTCATAAGCTGGTATTAAATATGGTTGCGCTCTTATACCATTCTTCAATATTTTTATAGCTAAAAACCTTGC